TATAGTATGCTCGGTATTATTCGGACAAGTAGTGGGTTCTTCCTCAGCCCAACTATAAACATATTGAGATTCCGTTATACAATAAATCCTATATTTAAACACATCGGTCATTATAAGTATTCCTCCTTATTGCAATGAAGCATAAGACATTCTAATAGTTTTAGATCCAGTGCCCTCTACTCTAAGTTGGAACTCGAATATAGCTGCATCATCGGGAAGATTTGAGAGATCATTCGTAGTATACATATATTTATCAAGTGCCCCCGGCCCAGATCCGCTAATAGTAATCTGTGCTATTTCGTTATTATTGGTAAAATCATAAACTCTTACATATCCAGTTAGAGTATCTGCGCCCAACCACGCTATTATACTAAATGATTCTATGGTAAATACGTCCTGGCCCATAAATATCATGGCCCCTACTGTAGCCCACGTGCTTTGGGTATGCTGGACGTATTCGTTGGAATAAGTGCCAGCAAATCTAAAAGAATAAAACATAGAATCCTCTATGTCAGCATGTACTGACCCTCTAGTAGTTAGATGATAATCTTCTGTCGGATCTATACCACTAACTGTAGTATCAAAACCTATATTACTGAGCTTATTAGCAAATTGAACTCCTGATTCAGTAGGGGTTACAATAACAACATAATTAGATGTACCAATATAAGTGGATGGCGTATCCCATAAATCCACGAAAGAGTGGTGTACATCAATGGAGTGATCTGGTTCCATTAGGAATTTATATATGTGATCATTCATTAAGTTTTAATACCTCCAAAATTTTACGTAAGATATTGCAAATATAAATTAAAATTATACATGGCAAACTGATTCATCCGAATTACTAAACCCCTGTTATTAGACCCCTTTATGAAATAATTATAGTCAGTTCTTCTATATTTACCCACCTTCGCCTTATCGGCTCTCTTTATCTCATCAACATTTGAAAAATAAACATCGTCTACCGCGTATAAACTACCGTCTTCCAAAACTTCATATATTATGAGGCCCATATGCCATGTAGTAGCATCAGGTGTCCATTCAAGCCTAATTCCTTCTAATGTAAAATCACTATTAGCATTATCCCAATAGCTCGTTTTATATATATCACAAATACAAATTTCACCACTTTCTATAACAAAAATCTGCGGATCATCAACAAAAGAAAGCGTGGTCTGATAATATCCAGTACCACTAACCGTAATATTTTCTCCTGCGTACATAGACTCTCCTGAGTCTTCACTAATTGACAATCCTGAAACAGTAATTGTACAAGGAGTAGATGAAACAGAGGAAATATCTAACACAATATGAGAATTATAAGCTGGTTCTGGTGTAGTTAATGGTGTATTACTCAAAGCAGCATCTTCGTCAATTTTAATGTGCCATCCCAACAAACCTACTGGGCCATTAAATGTAGGAAACATCGACCAGTTCATAGCTCCAAGATGAGTATGGGTAGTAATGGCTGTATCTACATACTCCTTGATAGCTAAATCATTATCATTTTCAGGACATACACCGGCCACAGTTGACGGGAATCCGCTTGCCCACACTGATCTTCCAGCTCCATCGGTTAATAAAAATTGGCCTGCTTCCATATCGGCAGTGGGCAACTGAGCTGGTTCAGGCGGGTGAATTCCCATATGTCCTGAGATAACAGCATCTAATAAAGACGTCTCTTCTCCCGTCAAGCTGCCAGAAAACGTCACAAATAAATTATCTGGTCCTTTAAATGTAATATGATCCAAAGGAGTAGTTATGCCATATTCAGCTTCGATTTCTAGCCTCAAGCTGCCTATGCTAACAGGGTATTTGGTATAATCATAGGTGGTCATTAAGCAACCCTCCAGAATTCTAATCTTATATTTCGAATAAGCGAAGCCGCTTTGTAATCAGATGTAGCAAAATCTAAATCTACATAATGAATTCCACTAGCCAATGTCCCTGTATAATAAAAACCAGTATTAAGAATATAATAATTAACATCTACAAATGGAGATCTAATAAAATTATAAACTAATACCGTATCATCCAATTGTATTCTAGCTAGAAAATCATAATTTAGCTTATCTTGGCGCCATTCGAACGTCCATCCAATCCGATATTCACCTTCTTCAATTCCATAACCCTCGGCGCCAGATATAGTCAGTCTAGCAGCCTGGATGAAAGTCTCGCTATTAGTTTGTTGTTCCTCTGCAACTACGGCGGAATGAAACTGTAGTCCAAACAATATATACTGTGGGTCAGGTATATGAGTGTCCACATAATATTTAGTAGTCAAATGATATGGATAAATAGGTTCCACACCACTTATAGTTGTCGTTAATCGCAGATCCCCACTAGTAGTTGGGTTTGGAGATTCGGGATCCCAAAATATTTCAGAGTCAAAATTATCTCCGAAGATGATTTTGTCATCATCCGTTATGAATATATCATTAGTTCTGATCCTAACCATTTAAAGCTGCCTCCAGCATTAATCTTCTACTACTAACCAGTTCAAATAGTAATTAGCTGAATCCATCTTACCCGAAAAATCGGCTGTAAAACTACTAGAAGTTTTTCCACTAATTATAAATGCATAAATAGAAGGTGGTGAATCTGCAGTATTTTGTAAAGTAGCATTTACAGTATAATTAGTGTGGCCCAAATCCGCAAAATTAACAGTAACCTGCTGAGCTTTATAAGCGACAGCTTGCCTACCGTGATAGGTTACTCCAGCAGTACCGCTAATTGTAATCTCATCTTCAGCACTTCTTGTAACCGTAATATTACTTCCACTCACGAAATTCAAAATATCAGTTGAAGTAATATTATCATACGGGGTACCGTCTACCGCAAATTGCCAATACTGATAGTTATCTTTGCCATCTATTTGTACCTGTAAAGATCCACTAATGGTGTCAACTTCCGATTCTGTGTAATACCTTCCATCATGGTGGTGTTGCGACCCCGCGTCATTCACGCCGCCAAAGCTGGTTAGATCAGTATACATAGTAGAAGTTAGATGGTAATATTCATTAGTTGTTCCACCTTGTAAACCACCTAAATTATTATGCACCATGGTACTACTCATTTTAATCCAAGTACCAGCTGGATAAGCATCGTCATAGAAATAGACCAAGTCCTCATCTTCTACCCAAGCTGCAAACCCTTCATTAGGCTCAATACCAGACCAAGAAGTACCGGTCCATTCATATATGTATTCTGCTACCCAATCTCCAGATGTCGTAGGCGCAATATACCTATTACTACCCGAGGCTACAGCGTCCCCAAATGCCACATTCTGGCTTAAAACACTATTCTGCCAATCTAAATTGGTTAGTGATTGACTTATAGCAGTATCTACATAAAATTTAGTGGTTAGATGTTCGGGTTCGGTAGGATCAATACCAGACACAGTTCCAGTAAATGGTCTGAGTCCCGTAGCCAACGTATAGTGCGTATGATCATCATCGTTCAAGCCCGTTAAATCGCCGTGGTCAGTAATAATTTGGTTGACTATATCCCCACTGATAGTGGTTATCTCATCTTCCGTAAAGTATAAACTATTGTGGTGATGTAAATTACTCGCATCAAGAACACCACTACGACTGGTTAATGTATAATGCTCCACATCGGTCAAATGGTAATATTCATCAGTGGCCCCACCCTGAATGTTCTTTAACTCATTATGCTCGTCGTATAAGCCGCTAATAGTAGTTATAGCATTATCCACATACCATTTTGTAGTCAAATGATAATCATAGATAGGATTAACACCACTAATAGTCGAACTTAGTCTTAAATCACCGCTAGTAGTTGGGTGCGGGGCTGAAGTATCCCACCACAATTCCGTTTGCGCCAAATTATTATAATCAACACCGAACCTGACCTTCTGATCGCCATGCAGTATTAAATTCTCAGCTCTGAATCTAGCCATGATTTATACTCCCTCCTTTATATCTATTCTATCTCAATCCATGTCAAATCAGGATCAAATCGTATAGTATCTGATGCTATAGCAATGCCAACGGCTTGTACTATTGCTCCTGTATTCGCAGGTTGTGTACTAGATAAAGCACCATCTATTGTGGAAATATATATAATTGATCCCGGAGTCCAAGCCCATGTCGTTTTCCTAGCTATACCCTTCCACAATATTTTTTTATTACCAGTCCCTTCTTCTAAAGCTAGTGCGGTACACGGCATTCGAACAGTCCCACTGGCTGCCGTGGCCTCCTGCCAATGACCATTAGATTTCATATGCAATGGTGTGCCTATCCCGTTATCATTCCAATCCACCGCCATAGTAGATATCTCTCCACTCCACCCATAAGTATGTCCGGGCAACACACCGCCACTTGGAGCAGTATCTAATACAATGCTGTGATTCCCTAAAACTAAATCGCCTCCTAATTCTGGAGAAGTATCGTCTATTACGGCAGTTAAATAATCTCCCCCCGGCAAACCCCCAGATAATGTAGCATACCAATTCAAAAAATAATTATCTGAATCCATTTTTCCGGAGTAATTAACAGTAAATCCGTTTACAGTTTTATCTGTTATGGTAAATGCATATTCCGATGCAAGTGCATCTACGGTATTTTCTAAACTGATAACCAAAGCATAATCAGAGCTATCAAAAGGAGAAACAAAATTAATTACGGTACTCGTATCTCCAATACTTAAATCCTCTACGCCTGATTTATTTTGGCCAATTAATTGGTCTACCTCTGATTTTGTGTAATAATCGCTACTACCGCTAATGGTTATTTCATTCTCAGCACTTCTGGTTACCGATACTCCATCAGAGCCATTAAAAAATAAGATTTCGCCGTTTCCTATTATATCCCATGGGGCACCATTTACACCAAATTGCCACGCACTAGTTCCAACAACACTACCACTAATAGTGATGACATTCTCACTGCTCCTAGTCACAGTAGTAGAGCCAGCCCCGTTAAAATATAATATCTCGCCATCGCTTATAATATCCCACGGGACATTATTTACACCAAATTGCCATTCAGTAGCACCAGCGCCACCACTACCACTAATTGTTATCTCATTCTCAGCTGACCTAACTATATTTACATTACCAGTGCCATTAAAAAATAAAATTTCGCCGTTTCCTATTGTATCCCAAGGGGTACCATCTACCCCGAATGCCCAACTACCTGTGCCTCCACTGACCGTAATCTCGTCCGAACCACCATCGTATGTAACCGTGGTAGTTCCAGCACCTACTATAGATGACCAAGCCGGGGCTGAATTCGGTCCAGTAGACGTCAACAATGTACCACCGGATCCGTTAGATAATTCTTTAACAGTTCCTACCCCATCAGAATAAAATACTTTCCAGGGGTTAGCATCCAGGTCCGTTATATAGCTGACAGTTGTGCCAGAGACAGTTATATATTCTAATCTATCAGTGAAAGCATTATAAGAAACTACCAAATGGTGTCCTATATTACTTTCATCTACACATTTTGTTCCTAATATACAGGGGAGATGCGAATTATCTACCGCATATTTTACACCAGAGGCTGTTGAAGTATAGATTCCATCACTTACATTTTCCGCACATGTGACACACCCATCATCATCCGGATCATAAACTGATTTCCTCATATAGATATCTGGCGATAGGACACCGCTTGGTAATCCATCAGCACCAGATCTTTTGGAAGGAGATTGAGAACATTGAACTATTAAATCACCATCTTTGTCTGTTACACTGAAGGTTAACAGAGGAGTCACCGCGTCATCATCATATAATATCCAATTATCGGTATCTCCATCAAAAAGTTCAAGCCGGTTAGTCTGAATCTTCCTAAGAAGAGTAGTTCGTATATCGACTATACCGACCGTAGATTCAATTGAGTCTAAAACCTCATTATATTCGCCACTAGAAGCGTAGCTATACCTCTCCACACCGGACAGGGTCACGCTGTCACAAATTATTGCATAATCTCTTTGCGGGTTATAAGCACTGAAATCGTAGCTATAAAAACCGTCGCCTTTATCAATCATTGGAGCGCCGCTTATAACTACTACGCCGGTATCAACATCACGTATTTTTATTACTGGTGATAGCCCGGCAACTGGCTCCCCGTCGTGCGTGAAAGACGCCAGTATCCACATATTTGTAATCTTGCTCCGTGTACTATTTTAGTCTATTAATACACCTTCTAAACCTAACAGATTACTCTTCAAACACTCTTGCACTAGGGCATCAAGCTGCTTGCGAAGTCTAGATAATAAACGGTCTCTTTCTCTTAACCCAGGTGATGGATCATAAAGTGTTTGATCATCTCTTATGGTAGCCCCATCATCCACTAAATCTTCAGCGGTCATACTTTCCAATAAATCTATGGATGCTTGCAACATTAAGTGATCATCGGTTACACAATCACTAGGAACCAAAGGTGGAATCATCGCGTCGCCATATGCTTCATATATTTCTCTATCAGAAAATTTAAATGTGTGATACCATACCTCCACATTCCCTGTACACCCACTAGTTAAAGCTTCCAACGTGCCACTAAAAGTTAGATATCTATATCCCTGAATTATAGGATCTTCTAAAGTAGTGTATACCACATCATTTACGGAGATATGCACTGGCCATCCTTTTTCTTCTAAATCTAAGGTTTTACCATCCTCAAGAACGGATGAACACAGTCCATCTGAGCATATATCACTGCCATCTATCCATAGTCGTTCTAGACCTTTAAAGTCGCCTATCAGTCTTCGTATCTTTCTAATTATTATTTCTTCGGCCGCTTCGAAATCGTATTCGGGCGGGTAGGTAACCACATGATACAAAGTAGGGGCTTCGCCTCGAGCCGCATTAGATAGCGAACTTTCGCTACCATCTCCACTATTATAATATGAGGATCTATACCATGTATCCGGAGTACCATCTAAATGTAGATATGTATACTCCGAAACCCCTGCTTGTAAGGGAAGAGAATCTAAAAATGTATAAGTACCATTTTCTGTGCTAGATGTGTAGATATAAATAGTATCATATAACAAAAGAACATTAGTTATATCTGCAACCTGAATAGTTAACTGTATCATAGCTGCCTCTTACACCTAAATTTATAAAAGTTATGAAACTGTAGTTTCTTCCCATGCCCTATAAGTGACGGTATAACTTATCGTATGATTAGCATAATTAGATCCAGAAATAGTTTGTGTCCATTTAGTACCGCGCCATATCTCTTCTACCTGCAATAACTCATCAGCGTTGTTATAAGACATAATAATATCTGGGTTAAATTCTTGCCGTCCACTATTAACAGTACTATAAAATTTAGGTGACCTTAAATTTCTGTCATAATTTTGTGGTACCAAAGCCATTTGGATTACCTCCTAGTGAGCTCCAATTCCTGAATGCGCTTTCGCAGCATAAGACAAAGTGTATCTTTATGAGCTAGTTGTCTAGCTTCTGTTAAGGCGTATTTCAATAAATCCAAATCAGTAATTTTTTTAAGGTCCTCTCTAGCTTTTCTAACTGGCATCGTTACAACATCTTTTACAGTAATTTCCTTTTTTACCCAAGGTGTGGTTAGATCAGCGGGGACTTTTTCCTTTTCTGTTGATTTTTCTGGCTCTTTTTCACTGAATATTATTTCCCATACATTATGGTCTTTCAGCTTAACATTTCTAAGCCACTCTACAAAAGGCTGGCCTTTTTCAATACCATGTTTTACACCGTACTGCTCATAAATGTCATCAAGATCTACCTGATGGCCTGGGCCAATAGATCTTTTCATGGCATGCCGCCATGTAGCCGTTTTATTTTTTACATATCCATACATACCTTGTCCTCCTCTATTTCATTATCCCTTGTCCAAATCTATATGATTCGAATCAATCCTGTCTATAATGAAATGTAATATATTCGATAATCTATGTAATACTATGCCCATAAAAAACAACGCCAGTATCTGTGGCAGTAGGTTGTTTATATATAAAACTAGCATTGCTATGCAAAATAAGCTCACCCATACTGACGTGCAATAGGGACATTCTAGCAAGTCATTAAAAAACCTCAATATTCTATTATTCCTCTTTAATAAATAATTCCGTAACGGATCGAATATAGTAGACTTACTAAGCAAACCCGTCACAGCTTCAATCAATATGATTGTAGCTAATATTTCTAACAAAATCATGTCCTTCTCCAAGTTGTGAGACGTGCCCGCCTTTTAGACGAGCACGCCATATATTAACCTAAATTATAGAGACCTGTCTATAACTCCTATACCTAACATGCGAGGATCTAGACATGCGAACCCAATTTCTTCCCAACCGAAGAAGCCAGCTTTTTGGCGTCTAAGTAGGGTGGGATCATCATATGCCTCATAATCCTTGCGAATAGGCATCACAAGAGAATCATTAACACTGAGATCAAAACCAATGACCTGAGTTTCTCCCAATGTGCTTACAGTACCATCAGCTGCTGTAACATTAGGATTATCCAGCGTGTAGTTATTATACTGTTCACTGCCGTCGGCAATAAACTTACCATAAGCTGAAGAATTACCATTAATGTTATACAAACCAGTGGCACCAAGATGCTGAATTTCGTGAAGTGTAACGTTCCAAATGCTACCCATACCAGCAGCCTGGAAGATTTCTCTTCTAGTCACTGTATCGATATCAGTGTCGGTCCACTCACGGATGTCAGCCGCATCTTCGGGTGCAACATAAAGATCGGTTAATGTTCTTCCGATTCTCTTGAAACCAACTATCATTTTATTGATAAGTTCTTTTGAAAGATAACCAGCACCAGTAGATGCAGGATTAATCTCATAGATAGGAGCTGGACGGGAACCAAGCAATCCCTTTCCAAAGAAGTTGGAAGTAGCTGCAGGGAGAATAACCCTCCAACCACACTCTTCTTCATAATCAGAAATAGCTTTCGCGGCTTTTTCAGCAGCGCGAGCTGCAATGTCCACTCTTGAATCACGAGCATACGTCAACTTCCAATCACCTGAAGCATCGATTGTAAAAGTTGGTACATATACCTCTTCGCCGATACCTTCAATGAAGTTCTGAGCAACGTAACCTAGGCCAGGCAGTACCCATACAGGAATTTCAAAATCTTCCGCAACCGGATAGCTTGCCTGTGCTCCGGGGCCCAATCTTTCGACAGCAAAAAGCTCTCTCATGATTGATTCGCGCTCAATAGCTTGGAGGATCGGAGTAGTTAGTGCCTGAGCAAATTCTCTATTTGCTGCCAAGCCTTCCCTGGTATTAATATCCGCAGTAGCTCGAAAAAGTTTTTGCATTTCTTTTCTATCCATAATCTAACTATCCTCCACAAAGTAATTTTGGATGCACTAGGCGTGCTTTAATCCACAAAACTTTAAATATTAATACAGTAATTTTACCCTAATAGGATAAAGTACCGTGTTGTTGTTATTAGCCGTGACCTGTGCGGCACTTGCTCCCTTCATAACAACAGCTACCAATCCGTCCATAGCGACGTCATTCCACGGCGTAGTCTGCGTATTTGGGGTGTCTCCAGAATCACAAAGCTCAGACAAGCTGGTCTGCTTTACGTACAGGCCAGTACCAGCAACCAATACACCACTTCCATAATAATGTATGGTATCCCAAATACCTAAGTGAGCAACACCAACAGGAGCGGGCTTATGGCCCTCTATCACTCCATTAGCATTATAGCTAGGCTGTGCAATAACATCTGAAGATCCGAGATCTCCAGGCAACGTCTGCCCAGCTGGGTGAATTGAATGATAACCTTCTTTTACTTTCTGCATCAAAAATCCAAAAATTGGCTTATCCTCATTAGCCACATAGATTTTTACTGTAGCGTCGTTCTGGCTATCATCCAAATAGCAAGCCGATCCCGCATATGCTATAACTCCTCCAGCACCTGTGTGTGCTGACCCTGAGGCCAACTGACAGAACTGGTTTTCTACAACAGGATGTCTGGGAATAAACATAACGACAACTCCTCCTTATACAAATTTTAATAAAGATTACTCACCTTTTTTAAATCTCTTAGCTAATTCTTCGCCTAATTCTTTATACTTAGCGCGCATGCTCTTACTAGGGGTAATCTCCATATTTAACATAGCAGCGACAGCTTTCATAGGCTCAATAGATTGTGTAGAATCCGCAGCATCCTCCTCATCTTCAGACGCAGCTTCTTCCTCTGATTCTTCTTCAGAATTGGCTTCGGCATCTTCTTGAGATGCTTCTTCTTCCGATTCGCTCGAATCTACTTGTCCCTCTTCGGCTCCGGCTTCTTCCGTGCTAGACTCTTCTAGCTTGGCGATGATAGATTTACGAAGTTCTACTCTTTCTTCTTTATAAATCTCGAATGCCTCATCGTCCATCTCTCGAATCTTGGCAATCTGGTCTTCGACAGCTTTTCCGCTAGTCGCTTCTACACCCGCTTCCTTTAAATCCTCAAATCTAGCCTGAGCAAGCTGATCCTTTTTTATATTCTCAAGCTCAGTCCTAACTTCTTCTGCTTGTTTTACTAGCTCTTCTTTCTCAGCTTCAAAGTCAGATTTTTCTTTCTCAAGATTCTGCTTATCGGTTTCAAGCTCTTTTACCTTATCGGAAAGATCGGCAACAGCAGATTCCAATTCTTCCACCTTCAATTCCCAGTCACTGATTTCATTGTCTTTTGCCTCTAAAGACGCTGTCAGCTCACTGATTTTATCGGCAGATTTAGTAAGCGCTTTTTCAATTTCCTTCCTCATAGCGACTTCCTCTTTCTGCTGGAGCATCTCTTCAACAATAAGTTTAACATCTTGAGTAATACCATCTTGAGTCACTTTCTCAGTCATGAAGCTAAACCTCCTTAAAATAGTCTAATAATTAGCACCAACCTCTTAATGCCATTAAATTCTCCATGTCCGTGTCCTAATCCATATCTATATACATTAAGCATTACTCAATGTAACAGAAGAATCTTTCCAAAAAACTTGGTTAGTATGCGTGCTAAGGAAATTATAGCCTACACCTAACATTATGATTACATCAAAATCACTGTCATCACCAGCGGCTCCGGTCGACACTAGTTTAACAACGTTATTAGTAGTGTCCTTATCAAAATATACACTAAGAACGGCGCCATCGGCTGACAATGCGGTCGCTTGAAGGATACCTTCAGCAACGTCCATTCCATTAAATGATACACCGCTGGATACCACTATCTCTGTGGTACCGGATGCCAAAGTAACTGTGGTTCCCCATATAAAAGGAACTCTACGACCATTACCCAAGTTGCGATACAATACAGCTTCAGCATCAGCGGCATTGACTCTAACAAGTTTGGGTATGCTTCTTCCTCTTGGATTTGCTGCTTGTGGCATGAGCGATCTCCTCCTTATTTAGTTTTAACTACCCAACAAGTTTTGCAACTTTGCTAATAGATTGCCTCGATTATCTCTAGCTTCCAAGTCTGCTAACTTGTGTTTAGTATAATCCCTTGTTTTTTCTATAATTTGTCTCCTAATACACTCTGGATGCTCCGCCCCTCTCGAAGGAGATGTACATCCAGTCTCGTAAAGAGCGCACCAATTTTCATGTATAATTTCTCCGCCTGGTACGTCAGATTTAGAATTAACTACCCTTTTTTTATAATTAACGCATACACCAGGGCTTGTTTGCGTGCGAGTATCATTAACATTAATCCCCCCCGGATCAGCAGCGGGTGAGTTAAATTCTATGGTTGTTCCCTTATCTTTCATAATTTTGGTCTCCCCTTCTTGAGGTTCTAATTCTATTACTATTTCCTCTCCATCATATGCGACTTTCAAATTCTTTTTAGCCGTTTCCAAAATTACAGATCTGGGATTAGCAGGATTTTTAACTAAACCACATCCTGAGAATAATAAATTACGAAGAACCCTAGCAATCTCCCCTTTGGCAATTTCCTTTCCCTTTCTCAATATTCTAGCTGCTTTTCCCAGCACACTGTCCGAAGCCAGCCCTAAAGCCTCTGCTTCTTTTCTAGACATAATTAAATCACCTATTTTGACATCAAAATCTTGAAAATAAGTTTCCATGGATAATTTCCACTTATTGCCCTTAACCTCTTTGGCAAGCTCTGGAAATCTACTTTTGTACAAAATGCCCGCAATCATAACATCTATATCCATCTTATCCAATTCTTCCAGGCTTAAATCTTGTAATTCAGATATATCTAGTTTATTCCCGGCGCGATCTATAAAGGCGCTTGAATATATATGCCCAACAATATCTGTTTCACTATGTTCAATATCCAACGCTTTGTTATTGATTGTATTATGTGACTTAACCAGTTCGGAAGGTAAAAAATATGCTTTATTTAAATTTTGCCCAGACGAAACGAAAATGCCCGAAAAAAATAGCATATCAGGAGTTTTATTCTCTGGAAAATGTATTATCGAAGCTACTTCCTTTTTGAGCTCCTCAGTGCTCTCACATAAATCTATGCGAGCCTCAAGTGTTACCGGATCATATTTTTTCACGGCAAACTCCTCCTCTAAAAATGATAGTGCCTCTATTATAATATGGTTAGATAAATACTCGCCACCATTATTAATTATCCGATTTCAGCCCTATCACAATCCCCTCCAAAAAATCCTTGAATTGATCCTCATTTAAAATTTCTGTGGCAGCATGTATCAAGGTTTTTATATTGATATCAGCAGCTTGAGTAGTAGCTGATGGCTGATTACTCGGTGCCTGGTTCGGTGTCTTAGTTTTGGTTTGAGTTTGTGTGTTCGGTTGCTTTGGTTTAGGCTGCTGCCCTTTAGGTCTGCCGGCCGATGGCGTTCCCTGAGGCGCCCTTTGGACTGTCTGTATTTTAGATTGCTGAAAAGGACTGCCCAAAATTCCCAAGGTACCGTCTAGCACGCTCGGTAGTTCATTCTGCATGTTATTAAATTCATTAGGAAAATCAAACCCCAACTGCTCCATGGCGGTTTTATATGACAACATACGCCTATCCACCAACTGCGATATGGTACTCATATAAAGTATGAAGTCTCTCAATATAGTATTATCCCACCTGACTTTAGGAAATTGGGCAAACCCCATCGCCTCAGCTATCTGACTGTATTCATTATATATCCAAATTTCAACTTGCTGTCTGGCGTAATTTATCTCCTCGATTACAGACTTAACTATCATCCCAGCTTCTGCGACATTAACATTGGTTATACCATCTATCAAAGATCTAGACATTGCTATGGCACCGGTGATATCTTCATTAACTTGCTTATATTTATCCTGCCCTAGTACGGCCTCAATTTCAGGCGCGACTATTTTTTCAATCTCCAATGTGTGATTCCACACAACATCAAAAGATTTTGATGTGGTGTTAAACAACTGGGATACGGTTTCTAACTGCGTCTGGTCCGTACATGGATATTGGTCATTTCCTATAGTAATTTTAAGTATATAATTAGTTATACCGTCTAAAGTACTTAGGTCTGCTTGCCTCAAAGATTTTTTATATTCCAACGAATCAAAAGCTTTAACTCCCCTAGGCTTCGCGTAGCGCTCGTATGGCTGTTTTCGATAATCTACACTCCCTACAAATAGCGGATCTAATTCGATTGTGCCCGATTCGGCATCCCTTTTAAAATCGGAGGGCAACAACTTCAAAATCAACTTTTCATCGTCCGTCAAATCCTTAGTTTCCTTCTTCAACAAATCTTTGAGTTCGGCCGAAGGCTCTAAAATTACTTTGGATTTATCAAAAAGCAAGCTGCCCTGGATGGTGATATTAAGCGGATTCAATACTGTATAGGCTACGGGGATATAGCCTTTAGACCAAACTTTTTTCTTTTGAGCTATTTCTTCTTTTAATTCTCTTTCATCTTTTTTTCTACCATCTAAATCAGCGGACATTTTTTCTAGACGCTCCATTCTTTTAGCTCGTATTCTAGATGCCCTTTCTGACATTTCTTTGAGAATGCCTCTAGCTTGGTTAGTCCTCGGTTGTCCTGGTATAGGCGATAAATAACTAACGCCAGGCTCATATTTACCAATAATTTTATAAGTTCTAACCATTCCGACTCTAAAAAAATCAAAAAATATCCAATCTAATATTTGTTTAAACCCAACATCAAAATTCCACGTGTCGTAAAACAATTTTATATTGTCATCATCAATCGCATTCTCAAACCCCTTAGAAGCAAAATTGGTAAGAATATCGATATGAGATCCATAAACATCAGCTTCATAATAATAATTAATAGCCCGCTGAAAAAGCTCTTTCGGATCTGACTCACTGATTCTCTTTTGTGCCAGGTCTAAATCAGGTCGGACTAAAAAATCTCGCCTTAAAGTAGAAGCTCTAGCCATTCTAGGTCTAACACCCGCGTTCTCAGGCAACGAAGCTAATACACTTTCCGTGGGTCTCAAGAAAAATACAGATTTACCAGACGATTCATCGACCTCAATTTTTTGTATGCCAGCATTAGGATATTTCTCTTTAAATTCCGCGGTAACTTTTTGTAATTTTTTAGAATCCATAAAAATTCTCCTTTTTATACCTTATCGCCATTCCCGACGCCTTTATGAGTTCTATAAACCTTATACGCTTCTCTAGCGCCGGCTACGGCAGTAATTATACTTGCCGCCGTAGTAGAAATGGAAATTCCAGTAAATACCGCCAAGAAAGTAGCTATAAGTATCCACACTTTCACTGATAAACCTATATCTAACAATCGTTGAAGCCACTCAGTCCAAAACGGTCTCCACTCCATGTCGTTGATTTCCTTTCATTAAAAAGTACGTTTCTAACTTATTAAGTTAGTTAATCCCCGCTACCCAGGATCGCATTTTTTAGATAATCTTTTCCACTAACGGCTGCGGGAATAGTGAATTTAGCTCCGGGTTTGTGAGGGCGTATCAAGCCCTGTGGATGCACAAACTTATCCAGTTCTAGGCTCTGTCTATATAATTCTCTTACGCCCCAACCAGCTAAGATTAAGGCAGAATATAAATCTTTATTTTGCCCTTTTCTAGGTGTGTCAAAATGTCTCACGCCCCGGGCAGTTTGTGTTACAACTATATTCAACAATTGGGATTTAAGTAGTTTAACCGCATCATATTCAGCATCGATTAGCTCCGCAGTCTCCCCTCCCAAAACCGGTTTAACTGGAAATCGCAACTCTTTATGCTCGAAAAGTGCCAAAGTATCAAAATTGGCATCCGATATCCAACTGGTGGAGGGGTTCACAAGTTGTAATATCCTCTTTCCAGGTTTGCCCTTCATAGATTCATCCTCTATATCTATGATGCGCTCGTGATCATTGTGCCCTTCTTGCAACAGATCGGTGATAGCTTTACCACCGCCTTGAGAATCCATGAATATCCTTTTCACATTAAAAACATCGGTCAATCTTTGGATCTCCATTACCATCTCTTGTGTCTTCTTCTTTTTTAACTCTTTAACATAAACTATTTTATGTGGCGCTCCGATTTCTATAATAATTATACCGCAAGCCGCCGAACCCCCTTGATTTGGATCTATGCCCAATACATATTCCTTGCCAGGATCACCATTCAATTTCAAAGTGAAATCGCTTCCTAACGTACAGGCTTCCAGCATGGACCCCTTAAAGAACCCATCACTATCTGAAACCATGGCAGCTTCATATTCCATCATGAACTCTATGCTCGACATAGTTCGGCGTGCTTCATTTACATTCTCTTCATCCAAGAACCCATCCGGCAAGAGCTGATAAGGCACTTGATGAACAGCATATCTGGTATTAGTTCCCTCTTCCTCCATAGCTTTCCAGTAAGATCTCATCCTTTTCCACATATGATTGAACTTAAAATATCCGGAAGAGGTCATTATCATTTTATTAGCAGTCTCGCCACCAAAATCTTCGGCGGTCGCCAAACCTAACTTGATTAATTTCTCTCGTTTCTCCCGCTCTCTAACCCTCTGCATAGGTTCTGAAAAAGTAACAGCCATGGGTCTAAGAACCAAATCAATAATGTCTGAGGGCATCTGGGCCAGCTCGTCTATCTGAACTAAATAAAACCTCGACCCCCTAATTTTCGCTCCGTCCACACCTATAGGTAAAGCCTCTATGTAACTACCATGGGATTGATCGGTAGCTTTAAATTTTAGATAGCACATATCCGCACCGCGCACGGGACGCTTTTCGGTAGCTTCTCTCAATATAGGTGATCTCTGATAAAGCTTTTCTACCTCGGCAAATATCATTTTAGACTGCCTAAACGAAGGTGCTATAAGACCTACCCTATATCCTGGGTATAGCAGAGCATGCAGAACTGCATTAACTCCAAGTAAATACGTTTTTCCACCACCACGACCCATTACCGTAATAGTGAAACTCTTAAACCACATGTCTCTCAGTATAGATCTTTGTATGGGGGCCAAATCCACCATCAATAAATCATAGGCCGCCGCCACAGGATCTTTTCTATAATAATCAACCAATAATGATCCTTGATCCATTATCAGCTCTATGTTTTCATAAATATCTACGCCTGGCATTGTTTACTCCTCTTCCACTATTCCAGCATCTTCGTCGTTCCGATTACCTATTAATAGATCTGACTTTAATGATTCTTCCTCTTCAGCTCGCAGAGACTGGGCCCTATCTAAAATCTCTTGTTTCTTATCAGCATCAAAGTTAACTGCCAGATCTACAATGGAAAAGCCGCCAAATTTTTTGGGGTCTATTCTGTCCTTTCTTCGAGCAGCTAAATTATCTTTCAATTTTTCTGTTTGCTTTCTTATTTTATCTATGGAAATGGAGGCATCCATAGTAGCTACGGCATCGTCTTTGCTAGCCCTTAATATTCTAATTTCTAAAACTCTGTTGATAGCAATAGACATGATATCATCCATATCATTTGCTGTGAGTTGGGACTCATCAAAATCTCGTAAATAAGTGCCTACTAGCCCCTCGTACATCCGATTTTCTTCATCATCGAATATATCAGCTGCTGGTATATATTTTTGGAGTAATTCTTTAAACTTAGGCGGGTTTTTAGGTCTCCCCGGCTTTCCTTTTGCCATTATCCCCCTCTACACTAACGAATGCAACTCTTCTATACACTCTACATCCTTTAACTCTTCTTTTAATAATATTAAAAATTCTGGAGTGGCGTTATGACCAAATATATGCTCAATATCTCCTCCAAAACATAATTCTAACTGATTTAGGTAGGTCAGTCTTTTTTCGGTCATAACAAAATCCGTGTCATCTAACCTAGTCTTATTCTCGTCAATCCAATCAGTAGCCTCTTCCGACACATAACCGTATTCGTACACCATACTATCGGAAAGAGCATCTTTCTCATTAAAATACTCTCTCAGAGACTTTGATATCTTATCTTTAGTTTTTTGTGAATGCTCGGCACCTAACCTTTTCTGCCGTATCTTTTCTTTAGTTTCGTCACTAAGTCTGTGCCCAACTGGGCGACCCCTCTTTTTACTAACCTTAATGTCGCTCTCCATGATCTACCCTTCCAAGTCGATATCGTCAACCATACATTTAATGAGTCTATCAGATCCAAACAATTCAACAGATGCTACTAATCTATCACCATCAATTTCGACTACCGTGCATATCATCCCCTTAAAAGGCGTTCCTTTTAATCTATAACTGTGACCCTCTTTCACTTCATTAATAGGGACCAAATCTTCATATTTGCGGCTTGATAAAACTTCTATTTCTTCTATCTCCTTTTGGGAGCATACTCCAACATACTCTCGAATCCAGGGGCAATTACATAATTTAGCGTGTAGTCCATTATTATAATCGCATTTGACAAAAATATAATTATTGTACAAGGGTACGCTCTTTTGTTTTCGCCCCGATTTAGTATCATATTCACGTATAACGGTAGGATATAATACCTTATCTACTTCAGGGAACGATTCCAAAAATTCTTTGACCCTTTTATATTGCTGTTGAATGATTGTCCAGACGTGCCATGCCTTCATTCCTCAATCCTTTCCACCTTTGTAGCTTTTTTACACTCGGGGCAAGCATACATGATGGTATTTACAGAAGCCGTAAGTACCCTCCCACATTCCACGCATTTGAACCAACCATTTCTTTTGGACCGAGACGGTTTAGAAAATGAAAAAGGAAGGTTCATATAGTCATCGGCGAATTTACTTTCCCTATGGATACGCTCATTATGCTTTCTAACACCCTCTTCTGGTTCCCATCGGCGAGGAGTAGACCCCGGACTAAGATCTCCCATGTTATAGCCCTCTCTTGTAATCTATTTGAACAAATCTTTTACTACTAATATAATCAGCTATATATACTACTAATTCTTCGGGGGTATACTTGGACAGTGGTTTACGAACAGATTGGTCGGTCCACGGGCCATAATGGTAAAAAATGGCAGAACATATCATATTAGCGGAATCCCTACTAAGCCTACCTTTGAATTTTTGTCTATAAACATCGGCAGCTATGCTAGCCATCACTTGAGGATGATCTGAGGTAGTATGCCCAGTCTTATCTTTTCCCTGCTTAGCAAGATCATGTAACAAGGCCGCAGCACATACCTCGTCTCGATGCGAGTCACAGCCCAACCCTATGCTAAGATCATAAGCTAAAGCAAACACTTTCTTCATATGTATTAATGTGCCATCAGGACCTAGTTCTTCCAAAGGATGAAATTTTCCCGAACTACTTGAAGGACAATCTTCAAATATATAATCTGGCGCAATTTTAATACATTCTTCAGTAAATTCCCTTATTACAGGATTGATGATCAACGATAATTCTTCTTTAAAAAACTCTAACCTATCCTCTGTATCCATAATACTCTCCTTAAATAAAAAACCCCAACATTATCTAGCTCGAATGTATGGGGCGTCCGTACTTAAATTTGTTCTATCTTCTTTTGTACTTGGAGTCTGCGCATTATACCCTGACTGTGGCTCAATTCTCCACTCGCGGGGGTAATTAGCATAGGCTAAATCCATGTAATCAAATCTTCGCCTATCATCCCTAATTAATGTTGCTCCCTCACGATATCTAATCCAATATGGTTTTGTGAATGCCGAATGGGAAAGTGGCATTACTCAGCCTCCTTAGGGTTTGTTCTTTCCAAGAACACCGCTATTTCTCCGTCATCATTTTCATTAGCAGTCATCCAATTCATTATTCCCATTACGAATTCCGGGACACCGTCGCCCTTCCATTCATAACTAATTCTTAGATATTCATTCTCCCCCATTTTTACGCCAACACTAGCATATTTATACTCGCCCTGCTTCATTATTTCAGAGCCCTTAATATCTTCTGGCATAATTTTAAGTGTCAGTGCTTTTTGAGCCATTTCTTTCTGAATTTTCTCCTCGTTGGTTTCTACCACTTCATTATTCACCATGGTAAACTTCCCCCTTAGTCATTAATTGTTCTAATAAAATAATAGCTTCGACAGTGTCTTCCGCTGCTCTATATAAATCTTCTAATGTGCCATCATTATTTATGATAATATCAAAAGCAGTGTAATCATTGAGTGCGGTTTCAGACTCGTGATTCATACCACGAATTTCATGTATGACGGGTCGTGTTATCTTTATTAATATTCCCCTGTTTTTCCTTACGTAGTCGCACTCATTTACATGCCTTACGTCTGTAATGACTACGTCCTTGTACTCCCGTTTCTTTACTTCCTTGTCCAAAGCATACACCCAATAGTCGTGTTTAATTCTACGGTAAAAACTACCTAGTTCCTGCATAATTTCTCGTGGAGACCAATAATTTTCTGGATCACTAGACGCCCCGTTATACCTCTTGGCAAATCTAAAATCCGGAGCTTCCCTCATATTCTTGCCCCGCTCCCATAACTGGTCATCCGTAAGTCCAAAATGTTCCTTGCACATATTTTTCAATTGCGTGGCAAACGCCATGTGCTCAAAGCATCTTCCTTTGTGACTAAAAGATGTAATTAAATATTCCCCAAATTGATCCTTACCGCTTCTGGCCTTTCCATGTAGTCCTATTATCATATTTTAATCCTCCGCAAATCTTTAGTAGCTTTTTCAAATTCGGTTTCAAATTTTTTTATAGATTTAGAAGCTTTGTCCACAGATTTAACGAATTCATTCGCTTTTTTGTCTAAATCTTCCATTTTTCTATCTATGGGTATTAATTTAATGATATATTCCTCACATCCTGGAATATTGGGGTTATATCTATATAAATGAGTGATTTCCCCCTCATCATCAAATTCAATCCAATATTTAAAAATCATTACTTAACCTCAGTTTGCCAAGTGGCAAACTCAATTTGAGATTCTAATACTTTTATATCCAATCTCAATTTTTCAGTTTCTTTAAAAACTTCATCGACGTCAATACATAAAATTCCTTCGCCTTTTCTATCTCGGCCGGTCGCAGCACCTAATATATATTCAAAACTCCGCAATTTTCCTTCCGTCGTATCCTTAATAGCCACCGCGTCCGCCAAACTCAAAGATGTCTTATTTATAGTAATAACGGTGCTTGCCATAGTACGATCTATTTGGGTAGAAAACTGCTGAAGCTTATTGTATAAATCCCTAAGCTCAACTAGTCTTTTTTCTATAATAGATTGATTTGCAGCGTAATCTTCGTCGTCTTGAACCACAGTTAGATACGATATATGATCTCTAAGATTATATATTGAATTCTCTAAGTACTCCTTTTCCTTTATAAGTTCAGCTAAAAGCATATCCCTTTCTCCCTTATTCTGGGGTTACTTCTTGTGCCTGAACACCCTTATCCGTTTCTACTAACTTAAAAGTAACTTTTTGTCCAGCTCGAAGTGTCTTATATCCCTCCATATTGATGTAAGAATAATGGACAAAATACTCCCTAGACTCATCGTCTTCCTTATTGATAAAACCATATCCACGCTCTGCGTTAAACCATTTTACTACTCCAATAACTCTATCTTCTGACATAATACAAAATCCTCCTTAATAATTTTCGCATGCCCTGGGCATGCACCTAAACTAACTCATACCTATACCTATATTGTTACTAATATTATAGAATACTATCCCATATTTGCTAGATTTTTCCATTAATTACAGAATAGCAGCCATCAAACATCCGTGAGCAACGCAAGTCATAGGATCTTTAGCTCTTCGTATATCCTTTATTTCGAATGGTAATTTTTTCGTTCTAACACTTTCTTCTTTAAATTTTTCCACAAAACTTCCCGCCAAAGTCAATCCTCCAGATAATACCACCGGAATGGGTTCTCTGAATGATGGCAGTTTAACTCTCTCAAGTTCATAAACTATATTACTCAACGCATAGTTAATCAAAATAGTGTAATAAACCGCTATAGCTTCTTGAATCTGGCCTCGCGGTTGGAGTAAATCTAGATTAGTTTCTTCTTTCTCGATTTGCACCAACGAGGGATTAAGATCTAGTGCTGTAGCAACGGAACGATCTATCCAATCACCACCCTTAGTCATCGCGAACTGAATTATAGGGTCTCCTTCATAACAAACTACGGTATTCACCATGCCAGCTCCAAAGGACAGGCACATTCCCGTAAGATTATCATCCAAAAGTTCAGAAAAAGCTATGGCAAATCCCTCATTTAGAGAGGTTGGATTAAATCCCATCTCTTTCAGATATGCCTTCATCATCTCTTCATGATAAAAAATGTCGAATTTATTATCTATTGGCTCTGAAGGTATAGAAAACACTATTTTATCTTGCTGTCCCGAGTCGCCAATCAAACTCTTGATTATTAATTTAATCATAGGTAGAGATGATTTTTCTTTGGGAGAAAGAACCCCTTTACTCATAGGTCGTTTGGCTTCCAGATTTCTTTCATTGGCCATATGCAAAGCGTCTTCCCCCACCACTACAAAGTCATCCCCATCAATTATAAAATTAGCCTTCCTACCTTCTAAGGACATTCGGATGCTTTTCCTATTCACCTCTGACTTTGGGGTAAGCCTGAAAAACGCGTCTCTTTGCCTTTTATAAATAGGAGAACCTTCGTCGTTCATGACAGCCGACACTAACATGTTAGTACCGATATCTAGTCCTACTCCTTTCATAAATAACCCTCCTTACATATTTAATAACTTCCGTAACTTAGCCAAATCGGTCTTCATATCCCGATTTTCCTCTTTCAACTTCTCCTCCTTTATATCAATGTGAGAATCAAGTTTAGGCTCCGCCTCTTTGTCTATAGGATCTATAAATATCTTATCTTCCAATTCGGGTCTATCCATATTACTCCCCACCAAAGGTTGTATGGACCCATCAGCTATCCTATTATATAATTCCTCAAGTTTGTCTTGTAAATTGTATAATAATTGTTCCGATTTTTCATCAGAAGATTTCTTAGACTCCAGATTGGACTCTAGTTTGGCTATAGTAAGTTCTTTACTGTGCATCTCTTCGGAAGTCTTTAATCGTAAATCAGAAATTTCTTTGTCCTTCCCAGACAATGCATTTTTTAGCTGTAATATTTCCGTATTTTTACCTCTTATTTTATGTTTAATATCCTCTGAAATCAGTGGATCTTTTGATATTTGAGATTTTAGTCTTTTAATTTCGGCGTTAGTTGCGATTAACTTATCTTCGATAGCTGCTTTTTGTTTTTTGGCCGCATTTAGCTGATCATTTATATTCCTCAATCCACTATTATATCGCTTTCTTTCAGCCTGTTTCGTCGCCTCGACAGCCTCTTCTATCTTTCTACGAACAATGTCCAGTGGTAAATATTGTGAAATATCTAAAGGCGTCCCCACTCCATTTTTAGTTACTTCAGCATGAATCGCGGGTTTTAATCTATCTACTAAACGATCGTCAGCTACTCTTCGTTGTCTATCTCTCGGTCCACCTCCCCCCATCTGCTTACCTGATCTTTCTTTGTTATAGCGTATCTTGCCCATTTACCTTCTCCCGAGTAGTCAAAACCTCGTCTATTAGGCCATATTCTTTAGCTTCTTCGGCACTCATATAATAATCTCTATTAATATCTCGTCTAATTTTTTTCTCTGAATGTCCGGTTATTATAGCTAACTCTTTTATCATCACTTCGTTCAATATATCCGCTTCTTCTACAGCTATTTTCATATCTTCGATATGTCCCTCGGCTCCGCCAGAGACCTGATGTATCATTATACGAGCATTCTGCAATGCGTATCTCTTTCCCTTGGTGCCCGCCGCTAAAATAAATGCGGCTGCACTAGCCGCATGACCCATACAAACTGTACTCACATCTGGTTTCACATACTTCATGGTATCAAAAATGGCAGCTTCTGCCGAAATATACCCACCAGGACTATTTATATACATTATTATATCACTAGTAGGATCATCAGCTTCTAAAAATAATAACTGAGCTACTACTAAATTGGCCATTTCACTTGTAAAAGATCTACCTATAAATATAATTCTATCTTTTAAAAGCCTTGAATATAAATCATAAACTTTTTCCTTACTTCCCGAACCTTCAATCACATAAGGCACACTCATAATTCTAAATCCTCCTAATTCTTTAGTTTTCTATCTATATTATAGAATATTTTTACAATTTTGCTCAATAATAAACAACTTATTAGTTCTACTTAGGCATTTGAACACCCCGCTGCCCCGTATTTATCGGCTGATAAATCTCCAAACTCTTGGGCATTACCAAGACTATTTATAGTTATATAATCAATTATGGTTAATCTAACGGACTCAAATCCCCCAGCGAAAACTCCTCTTTCATTAGTCATATTTGAAGCTGTAGTTAGCCATGATCTGGCTTGTGTCAAATTACCAAAATCGGCAGCATCTCCAACACTATTTATAGTTATATAGTCAATTACATTTGTTTCTACTGTAGGGGTTTCGGATACTCGACCTCCTCCAAATATGCCTCGTCCATTTATACCGTTTGATAACCCATGAAGCGCATGTCGTGACACAGTTAAGTCACCAAAATTAGCAGCATTTCCCAAAGAAGATATCGTCACATAGTCCATTACATCGAGCGCCTCATACCCACCAGCCCAAACACCTCTATTACCTGTATAATTGGACACCGCACCAGTATAATATCTTGCCTCACTAAGATCTCCGAAGTCTTGAGCATCACCCAAAGTACTTATAGTTATATAGTCAATAACATCCGTAACTGCGCCACCGCCAAATACTCCTCGATTATTAGTCCCATTAGACGTTCCAGTCATTCCGACACGAGAAACCGTAAGGTCTCCAAAATAAGTGGCATTTCCTGTTGTAGATAGTGTCACGTAATCTATTTGATCGCCGTCATTAGTTCCACCAGCCCACACCCCTCTATCATTAGCTCCATTAGATGTGGAAGAAGTAACGTGCCTAGCAACAGTTAAATCACCAAAATCTTCTGCATCGCCCAATATAGAGATTGTAATATACTCTATAACATTGGTTGCCGCGCCATCAGTGCCTCCACCAAAGGCTCCTCTATCACCACCAGCAGCCACTGCTGGAGCATTAATACCCATAATAGTATCTATGTTGGCTGATTCAACACCTAGAACTTTTGCTATATTACTCCAATCTATTTGCATGACCTTCGATATGTCAGACATCATCTATTACTCCGATATTTTAGTAGTGTACTCATCTATTTCGGCTTGGGACATTGATCTATTAGTAATTGTAGAGGATGGCGTAGGATCAGTATCCAAAATAGTGCCGAAACTAGCAGTTGCATTAAAAGTTCCTTCTTCCCCGACCCAAACTATTTCGCCAGTGCCGGATAGGGTTATCCCGGTAGATCCAACAGGTGGTAACTGGCCTGGAGAAAGTTCAAACGCTCTATATTCATCTACCATAATAATGCCCCCTTATTTAGTTTTTTCCACTATTCTTCATCTTCAGTTAACTGATTATTAGAATCAAGGTATAAAAAATCTTTGGAGATTAGACTTTTTAGACCGGTTCTACGCATCGCATGCTTATATTCGCCCTTAAAAGTCTCATACATTTGATCTAGGAACTCATACAATAAATTGACATTGGGCACTTCCCCTTCAGACATAAGTTTTGAGTGATTATTTAAGTACCCTCGCACAAAAAATACAGCGGTTTGAGGATTAACACCATATTGCTCCAAATATTCATGAGTACCAACATTAAGACGACTAGTCATTTCCAGGTCCCTAATTGCATGCAAAAAGGCTGTCTTAATGTGTTCCTCTATTTCGGCTCTCTCATAATCCTCCTCATCCCAATCATCAGGAATATTATGTGATTCCTTTATTTCATTATATGCTTCTTGATATATACCTATTTCTTTAAGGGCACCTTCAATATAGAGATTTGAATCAGATATATTACAAGCCTTCTCTTGTATCTCTATATTCAGCATATCTAGATTGAATTCCAACTCTCTTAAATCTGCTTCGGAACTCATTTTATCATATAATTTTATTTCATTCTGTAGATTAGTCTTCCTGTAAAGAATCCTATCCAACTCTACTTTGTCTCTTCTCAACTTAAATATATTTTCCTTTAAAGCGCTTCGTTTACGCTCTATCTGGGCCAAGCATTGCTTAAGTCTTCTATAGGGAGACTGCGAAATCATATTCAGAGACATCATTTTACTAGTAGTCTGTGAATTTTGCTTTCCAAAAACATGAGTGGCCCTATTTATTTCTGGCATATTTTTTGCCAGTTTAGCTAATTTATTGTCATCGAAGACTTTAAAGTCCACCAATGATTTAGAGTCTGCCCCTCTTGTGGTAATCTGCATAAATACATTAGACTTATCCACTAGCTCGTCAGCCCTTAAAATGATTTCCTTTACTTCATTAACCGGAATAATTTCCTTAGTTAATGATTTCTTTTTAACCATTAGTCCTTCTCCTATTTAATTATAAATTAAGCCACTTGGACAAGTGCCAAATTTGGGTTAAAAAATATGACATCTGTACTTGTAGCATACCCTATTACTTGTACTTGTTCGCCAGACCCATTAGGAGCGGATTGTGTTAATTCCCCAACAGCCGTGGATACGTATACTAAGTCACCAGTAGTCCAGTTCCAACCGTCATTTCTAATATACCCTAGTAGTAATATTTTCTTGGTGCCTGTACCAGTTTCTAACGCTAAAGCGGTGCACGGCATTGTACCACTAGCACTAGCATCCGCGGTATCATAATTGCCATCAGAAGCCATATATAATGCAGCACCTACACCAAAAGCATTAGTATCGACCGTAGCATAAACTGTCATCCCGCTTCCGGCATCATCAGAATCAGGGGTCGGATCCAATTGGATATAAAATTGGTTAAGATCTAAGTCGCCACCAAGCTGTGGAGTTGTGTCTTCTACAATATTCGCCAGATACAGTCCACCACCAAAACCGTCATTTCTCAAATAACTTGCTAATAAAATATCATTAGTTTCTGGAGCAATAATAAATGTAATTGCGCTACCACTAATAGTATAGTCATTACCTACTCCTGGTTCCTGTAAGAGCCCATTCAGAAATACTTGTTCCGTATCACTCTGGGGAGTATATGCTAATGAAAAAGAAGTGTTGTTCCCATCTAAAGTTCCAGACGGTGTCTCATTAATAACCGATATACCTAAGGAGGTCCACTCGAACTTCTTTTGAGAATCATTCCAAGAAAGCACATACCCATCGGTTGCTGAATTGGTTGCTACTAAATGAGCGCCTGAAATACTAACGTCTTCTATCTGTACTCCACGAATCGCAGTATTCAGCATTATCTCAACTCCTCCTTATTTCTTACTTGGACTAACTCAACCGTTAATTATTTTATTTTTATGATATCACAATAGTGCTAGTATCCGGATCAAAAAACATTGTGTTTGCACTTAAAGCATGCCCTATTATTTGGACCATTTCTCCACTGCTACTTGGGGGTATTTGTGTCAATTCCCCTGTGGTTGTAGACACATAAATATCTCCTACAGACCAATTCCATGAAGTATTACATATTTGTCCTCTTAAAAGAACTTTTTTACTTCCCGCTCCTGATTCCAGGGCTAACATACGACAAGGCATCGTACCGGAAGCGGTAGCATCAGCTCTCTCATAATGAAAATCAGCTGCACAATATAAAGCGTTGCCAAAAGCAGCGTTCGCATCATCCACTGTTACTGTCATTATGTCACCTGAGTAAGTGCCGCTCGCTGACAAAACAGGACCATAATTTATGTTTTTACCATTAATATCGAGATCGCCAGAAAGAGACCTAGTGCCATCCGCCAGTAAATATTGAGTATGGTCATCATCAGCTAGACCATTTAGCCCGCCATGATCCATAGAACCGCTCAACGTATTAATTTCACCGGTAACATATTCCACAACAGCTTGTTCCGTTGGAACTGCATCATCAGAATTACCAGCCATAGTACCGTCAGTTGAAAATTCATTTATGGAAGTTCCATTAGGCAGTGCTACTGTTCCCTGAACAAATGTCGTAGCTTTAGAACTCGGATCAATAGCTATTACAGTGTGGGCTGAGAATGTTCCTCCCACCGAAAGTTTCCATTTATCCGAATCACTATTATCTACGCCATGCGTGGCTTTGGTAATACCAGCTAATTTATATCCAAACGACGGATCACCAGAACTCAACTCGTCTAGAAACATAAGGGTATTGCCCGTATCTGTAAAGGTAAATTCCCCGTTTTTAATAGTAGCTATTGTTGAAGTTTGCCCAAGACCACCAAGTCCAGCTAATTTTAGAGCTGCTGATGAATCGTCATATCCTATCGCGGCTACCGAGTCCCCGTTCTGATAAAAATCTATGACCGCGTCTAACCCACCGTCAGAATCTATGGTTAAGATACAATTAGTGTCATCCCTTAGATATAAGGCACTAGTAGCCAGAGGTGATGCATTACCTACACCTATCTGTCCGTCCTTTATTATCGTATCTGTTCCAACATATATTGTTCCGTTCTCGACATAAATATCCTTCCACGGCAGAGCTGCAGAACCCAAATCGTAAGTTCCTGAGGCTGCGGGCAGTATATCCCCATCTATTTTCAATAAGTTATTATCAAACTCTCCATAAATGAGTGGGGTTCCGGTATCGTTTGCTATGTAAAGTTTGTCTGATTCGGTAGTTAAAGTGTCGCCGGATTTATATCCTATAAGAATATTATTAGATCCTGTTGTAATTGCAGATCCCGCAGATGCACCTATAAATACGTTGTTTGAATTACTATTGCCTGACGCACCTAAACCAGCCTGATATCCTACAGACGTGTTATAATTACCAGAGGTATTATATCTGCCAGCAAGGTACCCAACACCCACGTTATAGTCCGCGCCCACCAAACTCGCTAGCGCTAGCCTGCCTAAAGCCGTATTATAAGTGCCATCAGTTACACCACCGAGGGCATCTGTACCTACCGCCGTATTACTAGTTCCCGTGGTAATGTTCTGAAGTGCATTAGCACCGACCGCTACTAAATTTGCAGCACTAGTAATATCATGACCAGTGTAGTCTCCCACCATAACATTACTCGAATAATTAAACGTACCACTAGTACGTCCACCGGCTTCCCTGCCTATAACAACATTATAACTTCCTGTCTGGTTTCCCCTACCAGCTCTCTGGCCTATAAAGATATTAAAACCACCCGTTGTTAATTCATATCCAGCGGTCTCTCCTATAACCACATTTCTTTGGGCACCATCCTGAACTTTATATAAAGCTAAATTTCCTATCGCTACCGACCCAACTATTGATCCAGTTGCACCAACACTACCTACCCCGGCAGCCTGATGACCAATAACTACAGCGCCGTCAGCTGATTGTATAGCTTTTCCCGCCTGGTATCCTATAACAACCGAATTTCCAGCTGTTGTCATATTATCTCCAGATTGATACCCTAATAAAACATTACTGCCAGAACCAGCTTCTAACGAGTCCCCAGCACCAGATCCACCGACTAAATTATTAGTTCCAACTCCATGTGTGTGTAAAATATATTGAGTGTGGTCATC